AAAATATAGCATTATTAAATTCAGACAAATACAAAGGTAAGGCACACGTTGATGTTAATTCTGTAATTACATGTTTTAGTGTTTTACGATTTGATGAAGTAATTAAATATTGTAGAGATAATCCTGGGATTAGAGGTGCAGGTTGGTTGATGATTGAAAGACCTAAATCATTAAGAGTACATAATCTACCTAGAAAACTAAAAGATCAACTTATACCAAAATATGAAGGCTGGCCTGATATTCAAGCTGCATTACGAATGGATGAAGAACCAGACAATGATTTTCAGGACACGTTAAACTATATGTTACAACAGGACAAAGCATATGTAGGAACAAAATGGGAATCACATTTATTTGAAGTATTTCCAGAACTAAAGGAATATTACAATGGTTGATATAGAGCAAGAAAAAGAATATATAAAAAAAATTCAAAAGTGTCAAAGAAATTGGGACTATTCAAAGACTATACCTAAAGAGCATGTTGATCATCTTTTGTGGGTAGCTCAAAATGCACCATCAAAACAACATGAAGCATATTATGATATTCATTATTCAACTGATAGAAAAGTTATAGAAGAACTTTATAAGTGGTCGTGGGGATTTACTCATTCAGGTAAACCACCTGCAACGTGGCGTAATCCACAAATGAACGCTAATATGTTTATGTTATTTGTTATGAAACATCCACCAACAAGTAGAAATTATTTAAATGAGGGTTCTGTTACTCCAACAGATCATCCAGCTAGATGGGAAAATGGATTAGTTGCAGTAGGTACTGCGTTAGGATTAGTTATGAGATCAGCAGCTGAATTAGGTTATGCAACTGGTTGTAATAAGAATAATAGTCAAGGACCTGATTGTGATTTTAATTGGGAACGTAGAATGGGTATATATGAAGATATATACATACATAAAAAGAAAAAGATGTTGTACGGAATAGGTATAGGTTATCCGCAAGAAGGAAGACCTAGAAATGAATCAGATGATAAAGAATTAATAATAGGTGCAGCTAATGGTCACAATCTTTCCTCAAAGAACAGAGGTGAAGAACGAGATATAAGAGGTTGGAAATATAGACAATGTTCAGTTGTTGATGTAACTAAATCAGATAAGGCAACTGACCCTTATGGTAATGTACATGAATTACCAGACAAAGCTGTTTTCTATACCATGTCAAATATTCCACGTGAAATTAATATATACGAAATTAAATGAGAATAATATGTTGTAGATTTGGTAATAAGTTTAGTCAATGGCACGTTGACAACTTAAAACATATGATAGATGAATACTCTGGTCTAAAGTATGATAGTTTTGAAGTTATAGAAGATGATCTATATGGCAATTGGTTTAATAAGCTTCAAATGTACGATAGATTTAGAGATGATGAAAATCTATACTTTGATTTAGATTTAGTTATCTATGATAAGTTACCTGATCTTATAAGAAAAGATTTTACACTATTAGATGATACATGGTGGAGAGAACCAGCTCATACACCCTTAAACTCATCTATTGTATCTTGGACAGGTGATGTATCTTACATATGGGATAAATTTAAAGAAAATGATGAATTTTTTATTAGTACATATACTAGAGGTAGTGATGAATGGTATTATAAAAATATTAAATATGAAACATACGATAAAGTATGTCCATCAATTAAAGATTATATCTATCAACAACCACCTCAATTTAGTGTTTGTACATTAGGTCAAATGCACCATCTACAAGAAAAAGGCTGGACTGGTTGGTATTCTGAATACTTTTTACAAAGCTAAGTTTAAATCGTTCAAATTTCTACAAATTTCAATATCAAAACACTTGTTATCGTAAATTTTTTTATAAAGTGTAGCAAATCCTATCTGGTTTCTTTCAAAATCATTTCTACCGTTATTCTCATACTCGGCACACATAGGTAAATATATTTTAGTTTTATAACCTGCCTTTGACCAATGATAAGCACCTATATCTTTAGTTTTAAACACACAACCTGAAGTATTAGTACCTGTTACAATTATTTGTGTATTTAAATGACTAATATAATTGCCATCATGTGGTCCTAGTTTTGATTTTACATAATCTATAGTGTAATTATCATCTTCGAACTTATCTAAAGGTTTCGTCCAAGTAGGATCATCTTCAAGTGTAAAAAATTTAAACCCTTTTGATATTGCCATATTTTTAAGCTCTCTTAACTTTTTATCATTCTGATCTATTACTGTTGAAAAAAATAAACATCTATTTCTATCAGTACCTGATGATATAATTTCATTAAGATAAGCGTATCTCATGCTATCGCTATAGCTATCTGTGGTTAAAGCAGGATGACCATAGAAGTCAATCAGTAAAATTATAGTTTTCACTAATCTCCTGCGTTTACTCTACTAACCTCTGCAATTTCAATAGCCGCTTTTAAAACGTCTAGTTTAGTTTTTGCCTGTCTTATCTTTTTCTTAGCCTCATTGTTAGATGACTCACTAATATTTTTAGTTTCAAAACATGCTAATTTTAATGCAAAGATTTGATCAACATTATCATTATCTTCAAATAATGCTGTTAAGATTTTAGGGTAAAATTTAGTATCAAGTTTTTTGTTTTCAAACTCAAATATAAGACCTTCTTTTTCAGCAATTCTTAATACAGATTTTTCAAACTGTTCTTGTTCAAGTTTGTTTCTTTGATAAGTTGCCTCATGCAATTGATCAATATTTATTTTAGTTTGAAGTGCTACCCATTGATGATGGCCTTCTTCGTAAGGTATGATTGTAGAAAATAGTTTTTTCTTATCTTCAGTAGTTGTTAATACTTCAATGTTTTTTCTATCTTGGTCAATGAAGTACGCACTAACAAAATTATCTTTTAGATATTCTTCAGTTATCATTTCTGTTCTCCTTTATGTATTCATATAAATTAACTTGTGGTGTCCATCCTATATTATTTAGTAGGGTATTATCAGCAAGGTTATCTAGTCTTTCGGTGTGTTCTCCCACAACCCTTTCACAATCTATACCAAAGTGTTCTATTAACTCTATAAGATTGTTTGTAGTACCAGAACCTATATCTGTAATACCCTTAACGTTTGACTTAATCAAACTATCTATCGCTCTCACTAAATCGTCAACGTGTATAAAATCTCTACTATGATTTGTGTTAATATAAGGAACATCATTTCTTAATATCCTTGGTATTAACATACTCTCTCTAGCATTGGGACCATATACAGTTGTAAATCTCATACCTACACTATTAGGTGGTGCAATCTGTTCAAGGCTATACTTGCTCATGGCATATGGATTTTTCCATGGCTCATGTGCTGTTGATGAACTTGCGTATAAGATTCTTGTGTCTTTGAAATATTGAAATAGTCTTTGACCTGCAATTACATTTTGTTCCCAATATTCTGTCGGTCTACCTAAACTATCTCTAACGCCAGATAAACCAGCAAGATGTATAACTAAATCTACAGAATATTTTAAGTCGCAGGAAAGTAAATCATTGCCAGACTCTTTGTCTATGCAAATTACTTTGTGACCTTGTTCGTTTAAGAATTTATTTAAGTGTTGACCTATGAAGCCTTCACTACCTGTTAATAATATATCCATAATATAATTTATAATAGAAATAACTATCTATTATGATTTGTTTATTCGTAAGTAGTATGTAGCTGCAGTTACAGCTGATCCATTTGGAAATTCCTGTGCTCTATAGTCATCATTATTTACAAAACGTGTTTGATAATTACCAGAACCATTTAAAATAGTATCTGCCATACCAGAACCTCTAGTATTACCAGAACCAGAAGTACCAATGTTGTAACTTAAAGAATAACCATCACTAGATGATACTGCCGTGTACTTCATCCACTCTGATAACAAAGTATCAAAAGCAGCCGTTGTAAATTCTTTAATATTATTAGAACCATCTAAAAAATATGGTTCAGTATATGTAATTTGAGAACCAGTAATTTTGTGTAGATAATAGTTTGTAATAGTTGTAGGTTGGTCTAGTGCTTCAGGAATTTCACCTGCTACATAAGCACCTGTATTTGCTCTTGTATCTGTAAATATTGCTGTTGCTGATACTAATGATGATCCACCAACAGATGTAGTTGTTGAAACGTGATACGTTCCACCTTGTTGCGTTCCTGTTGAACCAGAAGCCAATAGATCAATCGCTGGGTGTAAAAATGTATCTTTTACATCCGTTAAACTCATTGCTTGAATTTGTCCTGACGCATTATAATATACAGGCCAAGTTTTACCAGTATCAGATGTTGGCGATCCTGCTGTTCTAGCTTCAGAAACTTTATCGTAAGTTACTGTAACCGTACTTGGTTCTGCTGTAGTTCCTTCACCTGGAAACGCTGTTGTACTTGTTGATTGAGCACCTGCTTGTTTTCTTGTATCAGTAATTGCAGCAAGTGAACCACCTGAACTGACAACAGATAATGCGACACTAGGTGCTAGTGAATATTGATAGACTGCCTGATCTACGATCTGTGCGACCATAGTGGTATCCATCTCTCGTAGATTACCTGAATCTACATATAGGGGTTTTACTACTGCCATAATTTCTCCATCTTCTTTTTATCTGGTAACTCACTTATAGTAAGTACCTGTTGTATTTATATTTATATTTATATTACTTATGCGCCTGCTCCATACATAGTTTTAACTACTGTTCCACTAGAGTTTAAAATCTGTAAGGTTACAACACTTTTTAGTTGATCTTGCCCGATAGCGTCATCAGCCATATTTGCCTCTGCAATTGTGTCTAATCCTATCATTGTACCTGTCACTACTGCTGAACCACCAGTAGTTACTAGTGTTCCTGTTTCGTTAGGTATCGTTATTAATCCATCTGCTGATGGCTCTACTACCGTAAATATAGTTTCAAAACCGTTTTGAGTTGCGCCTTCAAAGACGAGAGCAGGATTACCTGGAGCAGCTGATGAGTAAAAATAACTACTAGTTACTACCTGTTTAGCGCCAAAGTCAACAAAATCTGTTGAACTTGATATATTATCTGCTGTTAATGTTTTACCAGGAAAAAGTGATAAATCATCATTAACCGTTACGGTACTACCTGAACTTGTTATAGTGCTACTTTCAAATGAAATCTGACCTAAAGTATGAGTACCTGTACCACTAGCAGTTAAGTTACCACTAATAGTTACACTAGGTGTTAAGGCATATGTAACTGTATCTGTTGCTGATACTGTAGGCGTTAATTGATTAGCCGTACCTGCAAATGTCATAGTTTGACTATTTGAAACAGTTTGTGTATTTGAACCATCTGAAATATTAAACGCTAAACTACCTGCAATAGAAGAATATAATTCATTAACAGCGCCTATTACAGACGTTGCTGAAATATTAGAATCAAGTGTAGCAATATCGCCAAAGTCATTAGCCGACAGAGCATTAAACTCGGTTCTAAAATCTTCTAAAGTTTGCGTTGCTGTTATTTGTCTTGCAGCCATTAGTTTATAATTTCCTTTAATAGTTTTTTTATTTCAAACAATTCTTGTTTTAAAGTATTTATTTCTTTTATTGCGCCTCTTAATTCATCACCTTGTTTTTGTCTATTCTTGTGACGTGACATATAAACTTGATATTCAGTCCTGTTTACATTAACGATTGCATTTGAGTTGGTATCTCTTACTAGTCCAGAAAATCCTTCTACTCTTAATTTGCTCATCTTATATCGCCAGTGCTATTCCTCTCATATCTCTTAATACAGGTGGATATGATGAATTTGTTCCTTTCATAACTATTTTTAGTTGAAAGTTAGTAAAGTCATTTATATCGGTTGCTGTATATTTGTATTCTTTAAATGTTGTATCATCTTCAGCAGGCACAATAGATGAATCTGGACTACCATCTGTATTGAAAGGTGTCCAACTTAAATCATTTAATTCATCGCCGTCTGTTGCAACTCTAAAATACATTTCAACTTCAGATGTTGCTCTTATGTTTGCAGTTAATCTTATGTCTAATGCTTTTGAGGTGTTTTCTAATAATACTGGTTTAGTACAATAAACAGCAGCAGATGATGTACCTGTACTTGCTGTATCAGCAACAAAATTAAGTGTGTTACTTGATGTTGGACTATTTAATCTGTTTTGAATAGTAAAGGCACTCATTCTTTGAGTATCTAATACAGGAGAAAGTTTAGTATTTGCAGTTGTCAATTCTAATATTGTATAGAAAGATTTACCACCTATAATTTGCGTTTCGTTTGTTTCATTTATTCCACTTGCAACCATTTGAGGTGCTGTGAAAGCAATATTGTCGTTACCTATTACAGCAACTTTACTTGCAGCTGTTGTTAAATCAAATTCTGTTTCTGATCCGTGTATTGATCTACCAGATGTTGTTCTAACATAGAAATCTATATTAGTATCAGGTAAAGTTACGGTTTGAATACCACCTAAATTTAATACATCAAACAATCTGTTTTGAGTTGCTGTTACAGCAACACCACCAACATCACCTGTTGCAGTAGCATTTGATGAGCTTGTAGATGTAATATCGTAACTATCTAAAGTCACGTTTGAAATACTTGTATATGTGCCATTAATTTTATCGTGTGCAATACCATTGTGATCACCACTAGGTACACCAGCAATTGTTACGTTATTACTTGTACCGTGCATACCATGGTTAGGATGGAATACTCTAATTACTTTAGAACCATTTGTTGTTCTTAAAGCATTATTTTTAAGTGTTCTTGTTCCTAATGTATCGTTAGTTAATGTAACTGTACCAGTTACGTTACTAAATTCTGCTCTTCTTAATTTGAATTTCATATCTTCATTTTGTTCAGCAGACCATGTCATACCATTCTGTGATTTAAATAATACACCAGCATATGGTTGAGCAGATATTGTTCTATTTGTATCTAAAGATGTTTCACCTATTCTTGCCACATAAGCATTGTAGTCTTGTGAGTTTGCCATTACAACAAAACAATACTCAACGTTTGATTGTATGTAAACAGGACTTGCAAATGTAAATTTAGTTGCAGTTGTACCATCTGTACTTGTATTAACAGCACTTGGATTTAAAGTTACTTCCGAGAATGGTAATATTTTCTGACCTGGATAACCATTTACAACATCTCTTATTTGAACTGTTACTGGTATCGCAGCGTCTTTTGTACTAAAGAATACATCTAAAGATGTTAAGAATACACCACCTTCATCATCAATTAAGAAAGTTTGAGCAAGTGGGTCATGGTAACCAACTTGTCTTTCTTCCGTTCTTGTGGATGTTCTAGTAATACTTTGACTTTCTGTAACACTTCTCATTTCAACACGAGCTTCTCTACTTGAAATAATAGTTTCTCTTACTGTTTCTAATAGACCTCTTGCAACATATTCAACGTTTGCAGCCGTTTCTACGTTTGCGTTTGTTAAACTGTTTGAAGATGAACTTGTTAATCTGAATAATCTTTGACCTGTTCTCCATCTAGGATTTGAATTTGTTTTAGGATCAGGTATTGCAAATGTACCTTCAACCTTACCATTAGCGTCTGTAACTAAATTACCACCTAATGCACCGCCGTCTGGAGTTACATATGCAGTAACGTCTATATTATCAAAAAATGGATAAACTCTTGTATTAGGTTTTAATCTTGTTGCAGTAAATGTTAATGTTCTACTTCTAATAAAAGGAACAAATGCAACTGAAACAACTCTATCACCGATAGATGTTCTTACTGTTTCAGGTACAGCAACTGCTCTAATTCCTGTTCTTGTTTGTGATACTTGTTGAGCAGTAGTTACTTCTTCTTTTGCAATTACTCTCCAACCATGACCACCTCTTTTCTTATATGTACCTACATTTTTTCTTTCTGTTTCAATAGGTCTTCCTGTCCATGTATCTTGCCATGAATTCCAAACTGTTGACATAGGAAATTCAGATAACTGATTAGAGTTACCAGAGTTTTTAGTTAAGTTGTCCCAACTACCATTAGGGTTGTTGATAACTAATTCAGGTGCTCTTTCTGTTTCTTTCCATTCATCACCTGGAGGTGTTAATTCTATTGCACCTATCCATGTAAATACACCAAATGGGTTAACATTGATAGCCTTACTTGCATAAGGTTGATCTATTAATGTTTCCTCAGTATATGGTAATGTTATTAAGTCGCCAGTCTTTTGATAGTTATGTGTTGTTCTATCATCAGCTGTAATTGCAGTACCATCATCATCTCTTTCAATAAGTTGTACAGCGTCTTCATGGAATGTAGGTCTTAACTCACCGTTTGCGTAATCTATAGAAACTTTGTAATCGTTATTTCCTACATCACCAATACCGTGACCTGTAAAGTTATCTACAACGAAACCATTTTTAAATCTATCAAAACCATTTGAGTCTTGTATTTGTAAATTCTGTGCAGCTGTTTCTAGTAGAGATAATTGAGTATAGTATTCTGTAGTTTCTATTCTCTTTTCTATTCTACCAATATCTCTCATTGTATATCGTTTGTTGTCAACGTGTTCTATGCCAACTTCAGATGTATCTAATGTGTATGCAGGTAAAAATAATGTGTATAGGTGCATTGCGTTATCTAATGTACCAGGTACTCTTGGTTCTAATGAACTTGCACCTTTTAATACTTTAAAGTTACCATCTTTATCTAAAAATATTTTATCTACTCTTCCTAAATAATATTCAAAGTCTGATCTTATGTCTGAATTAAACTTAATAGGATTTACAACTGAAGCACCAGTATCATCAAATGATCTATCTTGGTTACCTGAATTGATTGTACTTGCGTCATCAACTCTTGGTCTAAAGTCTAAACTATCTCTTAACTCATATCTAGTACCTGTGTTGGTTGAAGTGTAAGCAGGAATGTCTTCGTAATTAATTGCTGAGTATGAGTCAACATCAAAATAATCTCCTCCACTATGAGAGTAATAGTTAAAGTTTACAAGTAATTGACCTGTTGGTGTTAACGCACCAGTTTTTAATTTTATTCTACCAACATCATAGAAGTTATCTCTTTGACCTGTATCTAAATCAAATCTATCTGTAACGTCTGTGTGTGATGTTGTTGCAGTCGTACTAAAGTCAGGTGCCATGTAAATTGAATTGATAGCGATTACGTCTGCTTTTGCTAAACTAATTACACCACTTTCTATTGTTGCTTGTGTAGCAACAGCAAGTGTTTCATTACTATTTAAAGTTTTTGTTTTAGATGTACCGATAGTTTTGTTAACCGTAAGTAATACTTTAATATCGTGTGCAGCGTAATTAGCACCAAAGTCTAATGTTAAAGTTGTTTTAGCAGGATTTAATGAAAAGATTGCACTACCTTCATGGTTGTTACCTGTTAAACTTAATACATCTCCTACAGCACCTGTTCCACCAGAACCTAAACTTGTAATTGTTACTGTGTAATCGCCTTCACTTAAATCAGCAAATGTTTCGTTTACACCAGCAGAGAAAGTACCAACACCATCACCTGTTAGTGATTCTAATTCATGTTTTCTAAATGTATATGTTGTATCTGAAGCACCACTATTTGCAGTAGTTTTTAATGTTTTAATATTTTCATATGGTAATTTAAATATAGAAACATTTTTTTCAGGTTGTTGTATTTTTGTTCTTTTTCTTGTTGCAATTGTTTTTGTAGATACGTCTGATCCACCAACAGCAGCCGATAATGTTATTGAACTATTACTAATTATAGCTTCTACTAATCTTGTTATAGATGAACCACCATCTGTTGTAAATGATATTGAGTCACCAACAACTAATTCGTCTGTAAATCTTGTATTGAAACCAGTAACAGCAGTGTCAGAGTTTGCAATTGATAAAGTACCTGTCAATGTTGCGTTGTCGCCATTTGTAGCGTCTAATGCTGTATCAGCAGTAAATGTAGGACTGCCTGCCATTGCAAGTTGTTTAACAGCAGTAATATCGTGTGAAGTTACACCTTTAAAACCTACAGCGTCTGCTTGAATAACTGCTGTATTACTTGATGTGCCACCTGTTATTGTTTCGCCAGCAGCAAAAGTACCTTGTACGTTTGATACTATTACAACACCGTGTGCAGCTGTACCACCTGAAGTATAAGATGTATGACCAGATGTACCATCAATTGCAGTTGTGCCGTCTGTATCGTATAACTCAAAATTTGTTGCCGATGGGTTTCTAACTGTATAAACGTTACCATTCAATTCAGTCATACCACCTACACTTGCGATTGTAACTTGTTGACCTTCTTTAAATTTATTTGAAGATGTAATAACAATAGGATTAGCCTGTGTTGCACCTGTGATTGTAGCACTTTCTGTAGTAGATAATGCTTGTACAGTTGCAGTAGCACCTGAAGTACCACCAGTTACAGTTTCACCTGTTGTAAATCCTTGTGCAGTTTTAATGTTTAAGTGTGTAAATAAAACAATATCAAAAAGATAATGTTTATAAATTGAACTTGTAGGAAATATGTTTGAAGCAGCAGTACCTGAAGAATATTCAAATCCTCTACTTTTTGCTCTACCGATTGTAGTTATACTTGAATTTGATCCTGTGTTTGCAGTACCACGTGAACTTGTAGCTTCGTTATGTAAAGTTAAACCTTTAAATGGTTCAACACCAGAAGCATTTGCAATATCAGGAGAGTTATAAACGTTTGTTACATTTATAAAGTTACCTATATCAAATCTTGTATTAAAGTTATTTTGTGTATCAAAATCTCTTGCCTTATCAACATTAATAAAAGTTGTAGCGATTGTATCTATCTCATAACCTTTTACGTATGCTTTTCCTGGAGAGAATCCTACTGCAAGTTTAGTAGCGTCACCACCATTACCTGAAGTGTAAATACCTCTATTATTTCCTGAAGATAAATGTTCTCTAACATCTATATCAAAAGGTCTTACAACATAGTCACCTGATTCGTCAAATGTTCTACGAGCAAGAGTATCTTCTAATACAGCATATTCAGTTGTTCTAACTTGGTTTTGCAATGCACCACTTGATAGTCTTAATAATTCATAGAAGTTACTATCATCGGTACTAGATAATACTTTTTTAGCTAATGTTAATTCAATTTTAAATCTGTGAGAACCTGGAGCGTTTGTATTTGAAACGCCTTGTGCATTATCATTTAGAGATGTATCGTCACCTGGTGTTACAAATGATTCTGTAACAGTAAGACCAACTCTATAACTAGGAGTATCAGAATATTTTTCAAGTATTAAAGTTTGTGCAGAAACTTGAACATGAAAACCATTAATATAATATACACCTTGTTGAACTTGTGCAGCTGAACCAGTATGGCAACTAGCAACAACTGCTGTTGAAGCATTAGAAGATGTTATTGTTTCACCGTGTGTAAAAGCAATTTGTGCTCCATCAGAAGCAGTATTTTGATATTTAACAAATAGTGTATCTGGATCAGTACCGTCTGTAGCAACAGCGTTTACAACTTTAGCAGTAACGCCTGAAGTATCACCTGTTAATGTAGTATCAATATATGTAGATATGTCACTAACAGATTTAGATGTTAATTTAACAGCATAGTATTTTAAATCGTAACCAATTTCGCCAGGAATAATCATTGCACCTTTATCAAAAAGGTGATCTGACATTCTTTCTATTTGATTTTGTAATTGAGTCTGTGATTGAGTTAATTCTCTAGCCTGTACAGCAAATGCAGGTCTAAAAAGAACTCTATGGAACTTTTTTGACTCTGTAAAATCATCATAGTATGGACTAACATTAAAGTCAGTTGGACTTGGCATTTATTTTCCTCTATATTAAAACTCAATTATGAGTTTGATATTTTCAGTTTGATCGGTTGCTCTTGTAATCTTTGTTCTATTCTCTACGTATAGTAAATCACCAGAGTCATGTTTTAATTCTGGAGCAGAATATCCTGAAGTAAATGAAACGTTGTTTACTGTTTGAGTAGAGGCGTCAGGAGTACCTGTTGCACTTGAAGTCTGACCTGTAATTACGTTTGCACCCGAAAAAGCAGTTACATTTCCATTACTATCAGCACCAGCGTCATTATGCCTTGTCTGAACGTAATATAAAATTTTGTTTGTTGAATCCCATTCTACAACTATAC